CTTTATTGATGGCGTTCAACAGGCAACACTAGAACTGAAAGAAGGTAATACCTATACCTTTGATCAGGCTGATGCAAGTAACTCTGGACACCCACTTCGTTTCTCTACCACACCTAATGGTACGCATGGCGGTGGAACGGAATATACAACAGGTGTCACAACAAATGGTACGCCAGGTAATGCGGGGGCGTATACAAGAATCAAAGTAGCAGATTCTGCACCAACATTATATTACTATTGTACAAATCACTCAGGTATGGGTGGTCAGGCAAATACGCCTGTCAACAATGATTTCCCTGGTCAAGCAGTCACTTCTGCTCTTGGTACGCCAGTTGTCTCTTCTACAGCAACAGTACTACCGCTTGGACAGTCTATATCCATGTCACTTGGTACGCCGAGCCTTGCTGTTAGCTCTGTAGCAACACCGACAGGATTAGAATTGACCACGGAACTCGGCACACCAGCGATATATTCATGGCGAGAAGTTGACGACTCAGAAACTTCAACGTGGACAGAAGTCGATGATAGTGCTACAATGAACTGGTTAGATGCAGCATAAATTATGAGTACATATTCAACACGACTAAAAATAGAATTAATTGGTTCAGGAGAGCAATCGAACTCTTGGGGTAATACGACTAATAATAACTTTGATCAGGTATTTGAGCAGTCAATTGCTGGTGTATATAGTAAAAACTTAGGGGCAGAAACAAGTCCTTATACACTGACCTCGGGTAACGGACCACAGACACAAGCCAATAATGAAGCAAGGCAAGCGGCTATTGTCTTTACAGGGCACAGTTCTGATTTTATTGTACAGTTTCCTACTGTAGAAAAATTATATTTTTTACGTAATGCAAGTTCTTCTAATAAAGTTACAGCAAGACTTGGAGCATCTGGTAATACTTTTGTTCTTAATCCATCAAGAAACGTTTTCTTAACAACAGATGGTACCAATTGGTTTGAGTTACAAACACAAGGAAGTGATTGGTTAACAAAGACAACAACATATACTGCTTTTGCAGGTGATAAAATATTTGTTAATACATCAAGTTCTGCCTTTACTATTACATTACCCGCTTCACCTAGTGTTGGTGATGAAGTACGATTTTTAGATTTAGCAAATACATTTGATACAAATAATTTAACTGTCGGTCGTAATAGTGAAAAGATTGATGGTGCAACATCGGATTTAACAGTAGCAACAGAAGGTGCTGCTTTTGCGTTGGTCTATTCGGGAGCAACGTATGGATGGAAACTACTGGAGAAATAATATGGCAACTTATGCATCTATTCGTTATAAATTTTCTGGAGCCAATGTTTCTGGCGTTGCGCAAACAGCAAATAATTTAAGTGATTTAGCTGATGCGTCAACTTCAAGAACTAATCTCGGCGTAGCAATTGGAACTAATGTACAAGCTTTTATTTCTGCTACAGCAGGAACTAATGCTAACGGTACAAGAACAGTGAGTACATCAGCTCCGAGTGGCGGATCAAATGGCGATATTTGGTATCAATATAGTTAATGTCTAATGACAGTATATGTTAAAGATGGTGGAGCGTGGCGTACAATAGATAGAGTCTATGTGCGTGATGGAACATCTTTTACAAATCAAACGATAAATAATGTCTACGTAAAAGACGGTGGTGTATGGAGAACCGTTTTTGTTATCTTTGAAACACCAACTACTTTTTCTACTACAGACGGATCTGTACTTGTTCCTTCTTTAGCAAACGCTATTCACATTCAACAAGCTGTTGGAGGTGGTTCAGGTGGTTATAGAGGAGCAGACTATGATAAAGCTGGCGGTGAATCAGCAGGACCAGGTGGTGCATCAGGTGCCTATATTTCAGACATGGTGTTTAATGTAACAGGTGGTGAAACATTAACAATAAATGTTGGATCGGGCGGTGCTGCAGGTACAGGAACCTATTCAGGTAACTCAGGAACAGGTGGAGACACTTCTATTTCAGGGACATCTTCAGGTTCTTTATTTACTTTAGGTGGAGGAGGTGCAGCTTCTGTTTCAGGTGGAGGCGTACAAGGTCCTCTTCGTACAAACAATGCTAGTACAGGTGGTACAAGAACAATAACAGCAACTCCTAGATCTTCAGGAACAACGGTAGATGGATTAAATATTACAAGTTTTCAATCAGGGCCAAGAGGTGCTTTTAACCAACAAGGAAACGGAACAGCAGGAGCAAATCCTGGAAACTGTTCTGGTGATAACTGTACAATTGGTGGTGGTGATGGTGGCGATCCTTATGATGGTGCTGTTACTACGGGTGGCACAGGTGGTGCAAATGGTAATACAGCAGGAACAGCTGGCACAAGAGGTGGCGGCGGTGGAGGAGGAGGCACAGAGCCTGGATCTTCTGCTGGCGGTGCTGGCGGTGACGGTGAAATTAGTTATAGATTTTTGAGGATTGCATAATGTTAACAAAATTAAACTTAGCTCCTGGTATTGATAAACAAGATACAGAATATGGTGCTGAAGGTCGTTGGACCGATGCACAAAATGTACGATTTCATTACGGCTTGCCACAAAAAATAGGTGGATGGTCAAAAATTATTAGTGATACACTTATTGGTGTTGCGAGAGATCAACACACATGGACGGATCTTAATGGTGTTAGGTACGCGGCCATCGGCACAGACAGAAAATTATATATCTACACAGAGGGTACAGCCTATGATGTAACACCTATACGTCGTGGTCCTACAGCATTAACAAATCCTTTTACAACAAATGGTACCAACAACGTCACCGTAGCGGATACAGGGCATAATGCGATACAAGGTGATTTTGTAACCTTTGATTCTTTCTCTGCTATTGACGGTTTAGATATGAATAATGAATTTGAAATTACGTCTATTACAAGTGCGAACGCTTATGTTGTAACACATACTGATACAGCAACAGGCTCTACGTCAGGTGGCGGAGGCACAGGTAATGCAAATTATCAAATAAGTATTGGGCAAGAAACATCAACATATGGTTATGGTTGGGGTACAGATGTATGGAACACGCCAACGTATAGTGGTAGCGATCCAGGTTGGAATGAACCAAGGTTAGTATCTAACGTAACAATTGATGGTCGTAACTGGTCTTTTGATACGTTTGGTGAAGATTTAATTGCCACCGTTCATAAAGGATCTACTTATCGTTGGGATACATCATCAGGTACATCAACAAGAGCTGCTGTTATTTCACAAGCTCCTACAAGTTCACGGTTTAATCTTGTTTCGATGCCTGACAGACATGTCTTTTTATTTGGTACAGAAACAACAATTGGTACAGCTTCTACGCAAGATGATTTATTCTTGCGGTTTTCCTCCCAAGAAGATTATACGGATTGGACACCTGTTGCAACAAACACAGCAGGTTCCTTTCGTATTCAAGATGGATCAAAGATTGTGGCAGCAGAAAGATCACGTAATGCCGTTCTTGTTTGGACAGATACATCCTTACATGCATTACAATTTGTTGGTGCACCTTTTACGTTCTCTCTTGTACAATTAGGTGGTGGATGTGGCGCTGTCGGCGTGCATAGTGCTGTTGATATTAACGGTGTTGCGTATTGGATGTCACAAAATGCTTTCTTCTTATACGATGGTACAATTCGTAAATTACCATGTTCAGTACAAGACTTTGTCTTTGAAGATTTTAGCGCGGCTCACCAACCAGAAACTTATGCAGGCGTAAACTCTGAGTTTAATGAGATTACATGGTTTTATGCATCGGCGGATTCAAACTTTATCAATAGATCAGTAACTTATAATTATTTAGAAAAAACGTGGTACACTAACACTTTAGCAAGATCCACATGGACTGATTACGGTGTATATCAAAAGCCGTATGCAACCTTATATGACTCTACCTCTTTACCAACGACACCTACGGTATTAGGAGTAACAGATGGTGCTACTACCTATTATGAACAAGAAACAGGAACCGATGACGACTTAACGGCAATGACAGCTTTCATACAGTCAGGTGATTTTGATATTCAAGACGGACAACAATTATTACATATCAGTCGTGGTATTCCTGATTTTAAAGATCAAGCAGGGAATGCTACTATTACTCTTAATTTTAAGACGTATCCTAACTCTAGTTCTTCTACAACAGCAGCAAGAACCGTTAGTTCTAGCACGACAAAATTTGATTTACGTGGTAGAGGTAGACAAACAAATTTAAAAATTGAAAGCACTGCTCTTGGCGCAAACTGGCGATATGGTACACTGCGTTTAGATGTGCAACCAGATGGTGGACGATGATTGATAAACCTTTATATCAAAATCCTCTAGGGGGTGGTCAACAAGGACCATTTGATTTATCTAAAATAGACAAAAATCCATATAACACTGAATTTATTGGCATAGGTGCAGATCAAACAAACTTGTTTGGTTATAAAGTTCCTGATTACGTAATAAAAGAACAAGAAGAAAGAATGAAAAATAATCCCATAAATATGTTCAATGTATCATTGCCTGGTGAATTAGGCGCTGAACTTACATCTTTACCAGGTATTGTGGATCCTCTCAGACCAAAGTCAGACGATCCATTGGTGCAAGGGTACATGGATTCTGATTTTTATGAGAGAGCTACAACAACAAATGTTGTACCTTACACATATAAAGGTAAAGAGATGAGTGGGTCTGGCTCGTATGCAAGTAATTTTAAAAAGTATTTAGAGTCAATTGGTAAAGGTGATTTAATACAATTTCCTGATCAAGGAATAGCGCAACAAGGAAGCGAACCTTTAGCAACAGTAGGACCAAATGTTGGAAATGAAATAGTGCCTTATAATCCTAATGCTGGACAAGGAGTAGGTTTAGATGGAAAACCATTATTAGACGGCACTGCTAACCCTTATCAAGAACAATTTACAGGTTTTCAAAATCAATTAACGGGTTTCAATGATCAGTTCTCTTCTATGGGCGATAGACTGACAAAAGTAGAAGAAGGTATAGCAAGTTTATTAAATCAAAATAGAGGGTTTGGTTTTAATAGTATGCAACCAAGGTTTGGTGCTTCTAATTATGGTTTTTCACCTTTTTCTATGGTAGGACTAGGTTCTTTATTTGGAGGTTATTATGGCTAAAATAGCAACAACGAGATTACCAGATGCAACGCCTGATTATCAGGCAGAACAATTTAACGCGCTTATTCGTATTCTAGAACAAATTACACAACAGTTAAATTTTGGTTTTCAAGAAGACTTGAAAGATGAGTCAACAGCAAGGACGTGGTTCCTTGGTTGATACATTTAAAAGCGTTAGTTTACAGCCAACAACAACGGCTAATACAACGGTATATACGGTACCGACAGGTGACTCAGGAGCCGTGCCTCCCGTTCCACCGACCACGACTATTATTAAAAGTATTATTATTTCTAATATTAGTGGTAGCACGGTTAATACAAAAGTAAGGATGTTGGACTCTAGTAACTCTAATTTAGAAGTGTTATTACATGATGATAATTTATCTCATCCTGAAGTAAAAGAAATACTAACACATCCAATTGTATTAGAACAAGCAGATCAAATAAAAATACAAGCAGCTACTGGTAATGCTGTTGAAATTTTATTAAGTATAATGGAGATAACGTAATGTCAGAGATAGGTAAAAAAGTACAAGATGCTGAAGTTATTGGTCACGAAGTAGTAGACGGTAATAAAGTCCCAATTTTAAAACCAGAGGTTTGGGAAAAAGTATATTGTAGTAATTGCAGTAATGAAGTTGATTCGGAAGAATTAGCAACAGGTAATTGTAGCGACTGTGGTAATCCTTGGGCTTCAACGAAGACCAAAGATGTTACCATTCGCGTTGTTAAAATGCCAGACGTTTTTGGATCGGGCGGAGAACTTTAATTTTTTCTGCACTCGCAGTTTTCATCACAGTGACTTGATTCGTCTTTCTGATGTCTCTCTAATTCTCTTTCCATAGTTAATAAACGTTCGTGATAGCGCCCCACCTTATCTGCGAGGACAGCTATGGCTTTTAGTACTTCTTGATTTTCCATAATGTCTCCTGTGATTTGTATTTTGGTGAGAACCTAATCTAAACATATTTTCTCTCCAATCAATAATCTTTTTTAAAATTGTTTTCTTGACAAGCTATTCGTGTTCTGCGTAGTCGACAGATAAGTATTCTATCTTTGTTACCCAACCTTTTGGTATAGCAATAGCACCACCACCTGATATGTCATCTTTATCTTTACTATAAGAGCGCATAATTATTACTTTCTCCTTGTTATTGTGAACTAACCAGCCAACTTCTTGGCATGTTGCTAAAGGAGCACTGATTACGTCCTTTATATCAAGCCAACCTGTCTCTGTATCACGGGCATCGAGCCACGTCACACGGACCATTGGCACTTTCTTGATGTCAAAGCTCATATTTCTGATTGCACATTACACGAAATTTGCCTATAATCATATGATTAAATAGGCTTAATTCTCAAGGTTAGCCTCCTTGCTTTTTCAACAAAAAATTAAGGTTGCTAAACAAGGATTATGCATGATTGATGAACAATTTTTACAGACAATACCTCAATATGGAATTGGCGGTTTTGTCGGTAAAATATTTAAAAAAGTAAAAGACACCGTTAAAAAAGTAGCTCCTATTGCAGGTGCAGGTATTGGTTTTTTAATTGGAGGATCTGCAGGCGCAGGTATTGGCGCAGGTATTGGTTCTCTTGTTGCAGGTAAAAAACCAGAAGAAGCTTTAAAAAATGCTTTATTAGGTTATGGAGTAGGTTCTCTTGCAGGACGATTTGGACCTCAATTTTTAAAAGATGCCGCA